GTATCTTCATACGCGGTATTCGGGACGATGAGATCATCACCGAATACCCGGACCCTACCGGCCAGCTGGAGTATAGACTTCCTATCGTATGCGCCCGCAGAAGCGAGACATACGCATAGAAAGAATAAGCTCTGAACTGGGAAGGTAAGGGCTGAGCCCTGCGCTGCGAATTTCTTGATTTTCAAGAATTTCTTAGGTGTAGACATAGAGTCTACAACCCAGCGCGTCCTTACGGCATGCACTGATCTCAACAGGTCACAGTTAGCGACCAGAAGAGATTTGACATGACGGCAGGACAAGCGATCACTGGCGGACGATAAGTCTATCGTCGCCAAGTCGCGAAGGGCGGAAGCACGAGCAACAAGTCGCTGAGAAGCGCCTTGATCTCTCAAGGATATGAACATCCCGGTAAGGGAAGAATCATACGCCTTAGAGAGCCATGTAGCGATTTTCTGCTGACACCATTGATGAGCTACGGGCTCTGAGGCGATAAGCCTCGGACCCTTAGCGGTCTTTGGTACAGCCAGCAATCGCGAAGGTGGCTCGTGGGATGAAGGGTAGTAATCCGGTTCAACGGTGTGGGATCCACACCAGTCGAAGGGAAATACTCCATCCAACTTCCTTGGCCAATTAGGGAAAATGTACTTAAAGTGCATTCCCCTAGCGTCGGCCACAGCCCCAGGTCCATGCTTGAAGCGTCCAGACTCGAAATCGTTCGGTCCAAGTGGATCGAAAGTTCCGAGTTCGGACACCAAGACCCGACTGACATAGTCGAGTCTTTGCAGGAACGCAAGGAAACGAGGATTCTTCTCGCTAGCTCCGGGCTCCTCAAAGAGAGGAAGCTCGTCGCTCCGACCAAAGCTGTTGAAAAAGCTAAGGTCAGAAGAAGAGATTTCGTCGCCAAGATCATCGTTCTCCCAGCATAGCTGGGGAGGGATGATCTCCTTCTCGATAGCATGGTACGTCTCCAGTGTATTAGAAATACGGCTTGGAGAGCATTCCAGCTCCAGTTTCTTTCCGAAGCAGAAGATCTGCCGAAGAAAGGCAATGGATGTCGAGCAAGGGTCCTGCAACAAGCAACCCATACGGTCAAAGATCCGAGACCAAAGAACCCAGAGAAATCTAGGTCTAAGGTCCTCCTTGCTTCTACGTCGCGAAAGCGGCCCAGAAGCTCGAAGATATCCACTCTCCAAGGCTTGGAGAAGGACGTCATCAAGGGAAGGAAGGTCTAGGGTAAAGAACCCTATTCCTCGGTTCTTTGAACCGTTAAGAAGGCGAAGCTTGTCACGCTCAACCTCCTTAACTGGGTACGCGCATGATACTGAAGCGTCGTCAATGACGCCCAGTACGGCCGAAAGCACGACGTCGCACTGGCTTTTCATGCTGCCTCCTGTAGGTATGCATCCAGGCGACACTCAAGCCATCACTGAGAGCCTTACGACTCCCAGTTGATCAATTTGGTAATGTTGGCGTTCGTGAAGAAGCCAATAAAACCAAGGTCAAAGTTCAGTGGATCCGTAGAACCATCGGCGCGTTCGTTTTCGAACACGACGTACGCCTTACGGATAACCGGCACAGTAGCCGGAGACACTGGATAGACAGTATGGATAAGTTCCACGTTATGCCGATCAGTCGGCTTTTTCGTGTCCTTATTGACATACTCCGAGTGACGAATCGTCATACGGAATTCCTCGGTCGAGTTCCGCAGAAAATATTCTGCAGAATATCGATCCTGGTTAATCCGAACGAGATTCTTCGCAACGGCGTTGATCGTGACGGTAAGAGTGTCAGCGAACATAGTGCTTTAGTCCTTGGATATTGCCATATATGGTTGACTTTCACCGACCATACTTGGTAATGGCAAGGGACCCAAGGATGGACAGTTGCCGCAGCGAAAGCAGCGGCATCTGGGCTTCCAGAGAAGCAGACGCAGAGACACGTGAGAGAGACTCCCACTTTCTTTTCGTATGCGAAGGGACTGAAAGCCCCGACGTATTACTTATAGAAGTGTAAGTCATCTCTGTCACAATACGCTTCATGATAAGAGGCGTAGAGTGAGTCACGGGGACGAGATTTCGGCTGTACTCAAGGTAGTCACCGAAATTCCCGAACCAATCTGCAAGCCAAGTCCATGGAATAAGATTCCATGCCGTCGAAGCGTCTATGGTTAAACCAAGAGACGAACGAGCGGCCAAGGCGAGCAGTTTGTCGGAAGGAGCGTACCGGAGTTCCGGAGATGGAAACCATTTCACGAAACCCCAGCACTCTAAGGTATGAGTGGTATTATAACGAAAGCTGGCTTTGTCGGCAGGGCCGACAACGACAGCATCGATAGTACCAGGAGTACCAGAGAGAGCATTTTGGTACAACCTTCTTTTGCGTCTAAGGCCTTTCTCTTGTAAGGCTTGGAGCTCCCGATATCTCTTCGATACAATCGAAGGAATATCGAGCATAGCTCTAAGATCCGAAACAAGAGGAGCGATGCCAAACTGATAACGAAGATTGCCAGAGGCAATCTTCTTCAGAGTAGAACCCTTAAACTTAGTCAGCAAGGAGGGTAACTCTCTCAGTTCACCGATAAAGACATCTAAGCCAATATCGGGTCTGGAAGGGTTAGTCCTCTTTAGAAGAGTAAGAGCAAGGGCGCCATCGCTCGGCATATCTGATGTCAACGAAGTGGGACGAACGGGCCACCCAAAGTTTATATCATTGGGATCCTGTCGTCCGTACTTGTTGTACTCCCATCTATTGCCAACGGTACCACGAATGGTGCCGCTGCCAACGATGGGTGGTTCGACGAAATAGCGCCTCTCAACCGAGAAAGGATGAGAGTTTCCCGGAAGTACGTAGTCGTTACAGGTTTCCTTTCGGTCCTGATAGCGACTATTAAAGTGGGAACCAGAACTACTCGGAGACGAGTAGTAAGAGTAACCACTAGAGTAATCCGTGAAACGGGAGCGCGATCTCGCAGACATCAGTCTTCTCCAAGAGGAGGCACAAAGCGTGCAGGCAAGCCTGG